AGTGGATGTTTAGAATATGGTAGTTCAGTAACGTTATCAACCAGTGCATCTGTACCGGTATCATCTTGTAATGCATTTAGTGCTTCAGGTCCTACTAACTTTGGAGGAGCTTGTAGTGAAACTATAGATGAAGTACTTTACACAGACTATAGCGGTTCATGGCCTCCAACTCAAGCTTACTTAGACGCAGGAGGTAAAATGACAGTTTATACTTCTGCAGGATGTAGCGTAGCATCGTTTAATACTTACTATGCATTTGATAGTGGTTCTGCAACAGGAACAAATGTTAATGCGTTCTTAAGAGTAGATGACGCAGTAGGAGCTAATCCTGGAGATGTAATACAGATATATGACTGTACAGGTCCTTAAAAATTAAAAATTCTATTTATCTAATATGGCAATTAACAAAGAAGTAGTAAATATAGACGTTCAAGTCCAAACTAAGTCAATTAATGATCTAGAGAAAGAGTTAGCTAAAGTTAACGAAAAGTTAAAGGATGTAAAGATTGGTAGTGACAGATTTCAAGAACTATCTAAAGATGCACAAAAACTTACCGGGCAGTTAGAAAAAGTAAACCAAAAAGTAGAAGGATTTACTTTAGATAAGAAGATTGAAACTTCTCAAGCAGCTGTATTAGGTTTAGCCGGAGGTTTAGAAGCTACTGTAGGTACGTTAGGACTATTAGGAGTAGAATCTGAAGTCTTTGGTAAGTTTGAAGAACGTGCTATATCAGCATTAACAGCAGCAAGAGGTTTTATTGACCTATCAGAAGGATTCGGTAAACTGGCTAAGAATATATCATTTGCAACTATAAAGTCTAAAATATTTGGTATAACAACCAAACAAGCTTTAATTGCTACAGGTATAGGTGCATTTGCAGTTGCATTAGGAAGTATTATAGCCTACTGGGATGATATTATAAAAGGAGTAAATAAAGCAGCAGAAAAGTTTCCTTTACTTGGTATTATACTTACTAAGATAGAAAACGGTTTTAATTCTCTTATAGAGTCAATGAGACCAGTACTAGAATTTTTTGGTATCTTACCTGATGCTGCAGAAAGAGCTAACAATGCAATAATAGAAGGTAATGAAAAAGTTATTGCTTCTAATCAAAAAGAAATAGATATACTTAGAGCTAAAGGAGCTACTCAAGAAGAGATATATAAAAAGCAAGAAGAGCTTTTAATGGCTGAGTTAGATAATCTTAAAAGAACAGATGCTGAAAAAGAAGATATAGAGTCTAAAGCTCATGAGTTAACTTTACTNANAATTACAGAAGANNCAAGAAAANGNAAAGAAGCATTTGACCAAAGATTAAAACAAATACAGTTAAGTGAACAATTAGAGAAAGAAAGAGTAGAGCTAGAAAAAGAATGGTTTGCTAACTTTGGAGATGAAGCTGCTATGTCTTTTGTAGAGGCATTTAATGATACTGTAAAAGAAGAAGGATTAGATTTTATAGATCCAGAGTATATAGATGAGACATTTTTAGAGGTAGAAGACGACCTTTTAAGTACAGTTAAAAAGTTTCAAGATGGTTTAGCAGATGCTTTAGACCAAACATTGTTAAATAGAGAAAAGTTTGATGCTTTCTTTAGTATAGCTAACGATGCGTTTAACAATATAACGGATTTATCTCAACAAAGGTTTGATAGACAGATGATTAACCTTGAAAGAGAAAGAGAGGCTATAACTACTAATATACATCTTACAGAAGAAGAAAGAAATGCTGCATTGGCAAGATTAGAAGAAAAAGAAAAAGCTGCTGAAATAAGAAGAATAAAAGCTGAAAGAGATCAATTTACTCTTAAGCAGACTTTAATTTTAGCAGAAACTATACTTAAGGCTAAAAGTTATGCTATGGAGCAAATACAAATAGCTAAATTAAACGTAGCAAAAGCTACAGCTACAGCTCAAGAAGTATCTTTAGCAGCTGCCGCATCAATAGGTAAAGCTAATATGTCGTTAGGTGCTTTTGTTAGTGCTTTAGGTCCTTTTGGTATTGCTGCATTTGCAGTATCTATTGGAGGTATTATAGCATCTATAGTTTCAGCAAGAAAAACTGCTCAGTCACAAATTAAATCTTTAGGAGGTAGTTCATCAGCTGCATCAGGAGGAGGTGCTCAATTACCTCAGGTAGGAAATATACCAACTGATAATACTACTGCACCTCAAACTACAACAGTTGCTCCGGCTATAAGAACTTATGTTATTACCGGTGATGTTAACTCGGCTCAAGAAGCAGATGCAAGACTAAACAGAAGAAGAAAATTAGGATAAAATAAAAGATATGACAGATAAACCAAAATGTGGATGTGGTAACACTCAAAATAATAACGGACATTGTGATGGATCTCACAGTAAAAAATAAAAATTATGAGAATCGTAGAATTATTAATCGATAAATTAGAAGAATTAACAGGCTTTGATGCAGTAGCACTAGTTGAAGAACCGGCTATAGAGGCCGATTTTATGGCTTTTAATAATAAAGAAGTATTAGATACTATAAAGTTTGAAGTACTAAAACTTGCAATGAAAGAAAAATTTGTAGAAAGAAGACCTGGAGAAGGTAGAGATGAGTATATAGCAAGATGTATACCAGTACTTAAGTCAGANGGATATGCAGACGATCAAGCAGCAGCTATATGTTATGATGCTTTAAAGCTACAAGACGAAACAGAAGACGTATACGAACTAATTATTGGTGATTATCAGACTAGACATTACGATATATGTCCTGGTGCTTCTAATTTATACAAAAAAATAGAGAGCGGTGAGATAGATGCTGATATGGGATTAGCTATTAGAGCTGCTAAACTACAAGATGCTTTATTTTGGTTAGAAAAACATACAGTCAAAGAAATGCAATCAGCTACTTTTGATGACGTACAAGCAGCTACTGTATTAGCAGATGAAATACTATTATTAGCAAGAATGATGGGCTTAGAAGAAGAACATTCTTATATACCAGGTCACGTACAAGCTATAATAGATGTAGCAAGACAATCTATGGATATAGATGTATCTAGTTTACCAAATTATACTAACCCTTTAGACGACGAAAATTATGAATTCGAATCTTATACAGATTATCCTCAATCTGCCACAAATGCTGCAAAAAGAGTCCTTAAATGGAAAGAAGAGCACCCTGACAATGACTGTCTTACAAGAGTTGGAATCGCGAGAGCTAATCAACTTGCTAACAGACGACCAATATCAGAGGATACTATTAGTAGAATGGCTTCGTTTGCTAGACATTTACAACACGAAGATGTCCCGTATAGCGAGGGATGTGGAGGTATGGCAGTTGATGCTTGGGGAGGACGTGCTGGAATAGAATGGGCTAAAAATAAACTAGAAGAAATAAGAGCGTCTAAGCAATCGTTAAAAAAGTCAAATGTATTACTTACTAAAGATAGATTAGAACTATTAGAGAAACAATCAGACTTACAGAGTACCACTAAATTTAAGTTTGGTATCAATGAAGAGCAAATGAAAGTTATTGGTCCTATGTTAATTCCTGATAAATTAATTATGAGAATTGACGAACAAGGTGAACCATACTTCGTTTATTTTAGTAAAGAGACAGTAAAAGCAATAGCAGAAAAAGCTATGAAAAATAAACTTATAGACGTAGTAAACCTAGAGCATGATAGTGATGTAAAAGTAGATGCATTTATGACCTCTAGCTGGATTGTAGAGAATAGTGAAAAAGATAAGAGTGCATTATACGGAATGGATTTACCCGTTGGGAGCTGGGTAGCCGAATATAAGATAGAAGATTTATCTGTTTGGGAAGATATAAAGAAAGGTGTATATAAAGGCTTCAGCATTGAAGGAATATTCCAAAACAATATAGTAAACGCTAGATAATATATAAATATATATGACTATTTCACCGGAACCAAAGGCAGGATTTTTATTTACTTTTTTTACAACAGGATTTATGATACAAGATATAGCTATGGCTTTAGTGTTAGGCTTTGTTGGAGCATTAGGTGGCTATGTATTTAAGCTTTTAAAAGACTTTCTTATAGGTAAATCCCGTAAATAGAGCGTCTCTCTCTAAAGATTTCTTAAAAGATATATATTAGCCTATTTATCACTATAGATTAGAACTTAAACAAACTTAAAAAATCATTTATTATGACTAAAAGTGAATTAAAAGATTTGGTAAAGGGCTACTTTAATCTAACTGACAACAAAGAAATCGAAACAAAATCAGAAGATATTACTAAAGAAACATTTGCTGCAGGTGAGTTAATTGACGGTACAAAAGTCAATAACGGATCTGACAAAGAGTTTGAAGTAGGTGATAGTCTATTTGTTGAGACTGAAGCTGGCGATGTAGTTGATGCACCTTCTGGGGAGCATGAGCTTAAAGACGGTACTGTTGTTGTAGTAGATGGAGAGGGCAAAATTACCGGTCTTAGAAAACCAGATGAAACTGGACAAGGTTCTTTAGCAGAAGAACTACCTGACTCAGGACCTGCTAAGATTTTAAACGAAGAAGAAAAACTTTCTGAAGAAAAAATCGAAGAGGAAAAAGAAACAGAAGTAGAATTAGACGCTATTGAAGAATCTGATGAATTACCTTTAGCTGAACATGGCGACGAAGAAGAAGCTATGGAAGAGCACGGTATAAAAGAAGAGATCATTGACGCTATCATGCAAGAAATTGCACCAAAGATAGAAGAAATGCAAAAGAAACTTGCTGAGCATGATGAGAAAATGAAAGAACATTACTCTTCGGCTGCTAGTGAGTCAGTAACTGAGAAGGCTTTTAGTAAAGCTGGATTCGGTTCTAAACCAGAAGGAGAATTATTTCAATTCAAAACTTCAGATTTAAAAGCTATGCAATACGAAAATGTATTGAAGAGAGCTTCAAAAAACAATTAATTAATAACAAAACTTTCAAAATTTAAAAATTATGGCATTAGATGTATCAGCTTTAAATGACTTCAACAACGAAGTTGCTGGAAAAGTCGTACCAAAGATTGTATTTGAAGGATACACTACTTCAATACTTCCTATTCAAGAGGGCATAAAATACCAATCTCCTTTGAATATCTTCGAAGTAGATTTACAAGTTCAGTCAGGAGACTGTGTGAGTAACCCTTCAGGATCTTTCGATGCTACGCAAAGAAACATTACAGTTACACAAAGAACATCTTACGATGGTCTATGTTTAGATAACTTAAACCCAAAATACTTAGGTATTTCGGCATTAGANAGAGGNTCNTATAANGANACNTTNAAATTAGCTTCNGTATACACNGAGCAAATCGTTAACCAAATGAAAAAGAGCGATGANNGCTTTCTTATGGAACGCTAGTAACTTCGGTACTTGGACTTCAGGTTCAACTGCAGGAGTAGTAGTACCAGATGCAGCTACAGGATCAGTATCTTCAGCTACTATCATCGGTATTACAGATGCACTTATTGAAAACTTATCAGCAGACGTTGCTGACAGAGATGATTTAACAATCTGGATGTCAGTTGGTAACTTCAGAAAATTCATTACTGCTCTAAGAGGATTAAACAACTATTTCTTCGATCCAGGATCAATTTCTAACAGAACAGGTATCCTACAAATTGCTTACCCATTCCAAAACGTAAAAGTAGTTGGAACTGCAGGTATTACAGGAGATAGAATCGCTTTAATGCCAGATGCTTACGCAGTAGTAGGTACTGACCTTATGAGTGACATTGAGAACTTCCAGTTATGGTATGATATTAACGCAGACCAACTTAAACATAGACTAAAGTCTAAGTTAGGTTCACAGGTAGCGTTCCCAGAATATATCGTATCTAACGACAAAGCTGCTCAATAATAATAAAAGACAAAACTGGGGTCTTTAATTAGGCCCCTTTTATTAACCTTTAAAAACAATTAAACTATGGCATGTGATATTACATCAGGATTTTCGTTAGCGTGTAGAGACAATAGCGGAGGAATAAAAAACATTTATATTCTTTCAGGTTCTACTCCAGTAGTAACAGAATCATCAGAAGGTTTAATTAGCGACTTATCAGGTACAGGTGTCTTTTATAAATTTGAGTTAACTAAAAACGTAGGAGACTTTACAGAGACTCCAACAGTAAGTTTAGAAAATGGTACTGTATTTTATGATCAAATCATAAACGTAGCATTCCACAAACTACAATCGTCAATAAGAAACTCAGTTAAAGTATTAGCTCAAAACCCAGATTTAAAAATCGTAGTAGAGACTAATAACGGCGTAGAATCTCCTTATACAGGAAGATACTTCTACATTGGAAACAGAAGAGGAGCAAATCTATCAGGAGGTGCTGGTGCTACAGGTACTGCATTTGGTGATATGAATGCTTACTCACTTACTTTCCAAGGTATCGAGCCAGAACCAGCAGAAGAGATTTCAACTTCTGACGGAACTTTAGCAGACGCACTAACTGGATACACAGTAGGCTAATTATACAATAACTAAAGGGGAGTAGGTTTTAAATAGCTCACTCCCTTTTTTTTTAAACGAATTAAATGATTAACTTAATAAAAGAGGGTACTTCGAATACTATAGCAATTAGTCCTGCTACAGCATCTTTGTATCATGATTTAGTAAGCGGGTCATTCAGACTTAATATCGTACAAGATTACGATTTATCAAGTGCAAGTATAGACTTAGATAAGTTACCACCAGTACCTGCAGGGTATTATAATAACTATCTTTTATTTAGTGTACCATCTAGTCTTATACCGTCTCAGAGCGGTAATTATACGTATACTTTAGTAGAAGGTATTACAGGTACAGGGATATGGGCTAACACAACGGATCAATGGGGTCTTGCAGACTTTAAATGGAATGCAGAAGGAACTTTCCAGAGTGACCGTAATATAGATACAGGTAGAGCTAGAGTTGTAGGATTGGATAATCCTTCGTATATTAGTTATACCGGAGCTGAACAAGACGGACAATACACAACTTATCATAAATAATTATGGCAGACAAAAAACAAAAATTACATTTCGCCAAAGTAGAGAGATTTTCTCATGCATTAGCTAACTTTAATGAAAAGCTACAAGGCAAATTTGTGAAGAGCGGAGATGATAATAAATTTCCACAATATTTGATTGAACTATACAATAGATCAGCTATACATGCTGCTTGTATAGATTCAATTGTCCATGGAGTTATAGGACAAGGACTAACAGCTAATGACGAAGACTTCTTAGAGTATGCTAATAAAAAAGAATCTTATAATGATATCTTTAAGAAAGTAACTTTAGATTATAAATTACACGGAAGTTTTGCATTAGAAATAATCTATAGTAGAGATAGGTCAAAGATTGCAGCAGTGCATCATATCGATTTTTCTACTATTAGAGCAAAAGAAAAAAATCACAGAGGAGTTATTCCCGGTTACTATATAAGTAACGATTGGAAACAATTTAAAGCTCATACAGAAGAAAATACTATGTATTTACCAGTATTCGATTTAGAGAGAGCTAAAGAAGAACCTTCTCAAATCTTTGTGGTACACAACTATAGACCAGGTCAACAGTACTATCCGTTACCGGACTATAATGGCGCCCTTAGAACCATTGAGTTAGACGTAGAGATAGATAATTTCCATGTTAACAACATAAAGAATGGTTTAGCACCTTCTTTAGCAATAACAACTTATACTAACGGGTCTTCTGACGATGTAGAGTCTATAGAGTCAATGTTAAGATCTAATTACGGTGGAACCGATAATGCCGGTTCATTAATTTACATGGATGTAGATTCACCTGAAAATAAACCTGATATAACACCTATTCCTCAGAATGGTGCAGACGGATACTATACGACTATCAATGATATGTCTATACAGCAAATATTAACTGCTCATAGGATTACTTCTCCTATGTTATTAGGTATAAAAACTGAAGGACAATTAGGTGGTAGATCAGAGCTTATAGATGCTAGAATTTTATTCGAACATAACGTAATAGAACCTATGCAGCAAGATATACTTAGACAGCTTGAAGGTATATTACAAGTAAACTACCCAGATATAGTATTAGGAGTAAATACTAAAACATTATATGAAGATGGAGAGGTAGAAGAAGATGTAGTAACTTCAGTAGAAGTAGATGATGCAGAAGCTCAAGAAGTAGAAGAACAAGATACAACTAACGTAGAAGATATACCAACACTATGACAAATACATTCTTAATATCTGAAGCACAAATAAGAAACTATACTGATATAGAAGATAATGTAGATTCTGCATTAGTTAAAAACGGTATAAGAGAGGCTCAAGATATAAAATTACAACCAATTATAGGTACATTACTATATGAAAAACTTACATCTTTAGTAGATGCAGGTACAATAGGTGATGCAGCTAACTCAGACTATAAGACTTTATTAGATGATTATATTCAGAATATGCTTATATACGCAGCTTATTGGTACATATTAGACTCAATATATATTAGATCTCGTAACAACGGCTTACTAATACCAGACGGTGGTGAATCTTCTGTTGCAGCAGATAGATCAATGTATAATGTTAAAAGACAGTCGATACAAAATAAAATGGAATTTTATTCTAACTTATTAACAGACTATATTATAGAAGAACAAACTTTATTCCCAGAACTAAACGCTTCTAATAAACTATATGACTTAAATCCAGACTATGATGAGAAATACGGTTCTCCTTTTGTGTTTAACCATAAAGGTAAAATGACTAGAGAGTTTATAAAAAGAGGATATAGAGTATACGATACAAGATATAAACAATACCCGCAATAATTATGGCAAATTACAATTTAACTAACCAAGAAATAAAAGATACTTTCCAGCAGCTTGCTCAGGTAAGTGGATCGGGACTTCCTGACAATAAAAATTATATTTTAGATGGGACTGGTTCTTTAAAGACAAGTTTAGAGCTTACTGCTTCTTTAGCAATTTCAGCCTCTCATGCTGTTATAGCAGATAGTAGTTTAAGTGCTACTAATGCAGATACAGCTTCTTTCTTTGGAGAAGGTATAGTAACTGCTTCAGCGTTAGCTTCAACAATAACATTTACTAAAGATAACGGTACTACGTTTGATGTTACTGTAGCTCAATCAGGTTCAGTAGAATCTTCATCTTATGCTTCTTTTGCAAGTAATGCAGAGTCTGCTTCTTATGCAACTTCTGCTTCATCGGCATTGTATTCAGTATCTGGTTCATCTTCTTTATATGCAGTTAGTTCATCTCATGCATTATACTCAGTATCATCTTCGGCAGCTTTATATTCGGTATCGGCTTCAGCAGCAATAAGAGCAGTATCTTCTTCTCATGCTTTAGAGGCAGATCATGCAACTCAAGCAGATGACTTAGTAATAAATGTAAAAAACTTAGCCGGTGAAACGTTAGCTAAAGGTACAGCAGTACATGCTACGGGAGTTACTGGAGAAAATGTAACAATTATAAAAGCAGATGCAAGTATAGCAGGTAATATGCCAGCTGTAGCGGTACTTAACGAGGAATTAACAGATAACTCAACCGGAGAAGCTCTTATCAACGGTAGACTTATAGGAATAGATACTTCAAATTTAGTAGCAGGTGCTCCGGTATATGTAAATATAGAGGGTAATTTAACTGCAACTAAACCAACAGGAAGTTTGCTTATACAAAATATAGGTACAGCGGCTAAGATTAATGCAAGTGATGGTGAGATAATACTTCAAGGCTCCGGTAGATCAAATGACTTACCTAACATTACTACAGATTATTTATGGAAAGGTGATAGTAACGGTGTACCACAAGCAGTTGCGGAGTCTACCTTAGATGTAAATTCAGCTTCAACAGCTACATCAGCTTCTCATGCAGTACAAGCAGATAATGCTACTTCGGCATCTTATGCAGTTACTTCTTCCCATGTAACTGATCCTAATATTGCTTATACAAACGTAAATAATAGCTTTACAGGTACACAAACATTTAACAATATTGCTGTTAACGGTACAGGTTCTTTTGCTTATTTAGAATCAGTAACAGGATCTGCTAAAATTATAGGTGATGCATTTATTATCTTAAATAACGATACCCCTACTGAAAGATATGCGGGTATAAAAGTTATAGATAGTGGTGCAGCTGATACTACAGCTTCTTTACAGTTTGATGGAGGTACTAATGATTGGTTCTATGAATACGGAGGAGATGATGCTACAGATCATGGGGTATTAATGTTTGGACCAGAATATGCAACTAAAGGATCACCAACTTATTTAACAAGTAACACAATACCTAAAGGAGATGGAGGACATCACTTAAACGATTCTAACATTATAGATGATGGTTCTTTAATAACTTTAGACTCAGCAGTCTCAGCTTCAGGAAATATATCTGGTAGTAGAATAGCAGCAGCAGATGGTTTTGCAACTAATGCAGCTTCTTCCTTTGCATTTATTCAAACTGATAGTCAAACTGCTTATGGTAACGTAACAATAGACATGGCTAATTCAGTATTCTCTGGATTAACTATAGGGGCAGCAGCACTACCAACAAGAGCTCCAGGTATTACAATGTATACCTCTCATAGTTCTTTTGCTACAGGATTTAACTATGCAGGTATAACTATAAACGACGGTGACAATGGAGTTACCTTTTACGGAAATAAAGTAAATGCAGGAGGTTCTGGAGCAGTAGCTCCGGCAGATAAAGCAGCATTTGTTATACAAGCAGGTGCTACTGCAGATTCTACAACAGGAGATAATACTTCTTTTGCAATAAATAATGCAGATGGATTCCCTAACTTTACTAAAACTACTATCTTTAGAAGACCAGTATCTGCTTCAGCAGGTATAAGTGCATCAGGAGATATAGGTTTATCGGGTAACTTAATAGTAGACGGAGCATCTAACTTAAATGGAGTATCTACTCTAAGTGGTTCAGTTATTGTAACTGGTTCAGTACAATCTGAGGTAATAAGTGGTTCAGCAGATGGTAGTAGAAACTTTAGTTTAGATATGGAAAAAGCTAGTATGTACACTTGTGAACTTATATCCGGTAGTAATGTAAATATACAGCCGGCTAACATTAAGAAAGGTGCTACAGTAATGCTTAAAACTATACAGCCTTCTACATCAGCAGATTCTTATGGAGTATTGACTTACGAAAGTTCAGTTAAGTTCTCAGGAGGTACAAGTTTACAACCTACAGCTGCTTCTGGTAGTGTAGATGTATTTACTTTTGTTTCTTTTGACGGTACTACTTTAGATGCTACAAGTGTAACAGACTTAAAATAATATTATATGTTAGTAAAACCTTTTGGATTTTATGGTGCAGCAGCAGCAGGTGCAGGTGGAATAGGTTATGGTAATCCACCTTATGATCAAGATTTAGTAGCTTACTATGACTTTGGAGACAATACAGATGGTAGTTGGACAGGAGGTACTACTTTAGCAGATGGAGATATGGTTACTGATTTATCTGGTAATGGTTTTGATTCTGAATTACAAGAAGGAGGTCAAACATGGACTTATGATTCTACAGTAGGTAAAGGAGTTATTGCTACAAATGTTAAGTCAGGTGGTTATTTCTTTATGGATGCTTTATCAGGTGCTTTTGCTTCTTTAACTGCATATACTTTTGAGTTTGTTTGTTATTTAGCTAGTGACTTAGCCAATGATAACTTAATATTTAGATTTGACAATAATGGTTTTTCAAGAGCAGAAAGTAACCTACAACAGTATGGTAGCCCTCCTAAAAGAATAGGATTCGATACTATTACTCAACAAAATAACAACGTATCAGTAGGTACTAATAATCAAGCTGTTTTAGCAGGCTTTTTACATATGGTGTATACAGCCGGTCAAGGAGAAACTTCTAAGGTTTATTTTAATGGTAGTTTGTTAGGTGAAGGTGGTACAACAATGTCAGGTACTGATACTTTTACTTTTGATAGAACAGGAGAAACAGCAAATACTAATGCATGGTTTGGTACAAGTAACTATTCAGGAGGTACATTTCCAGGACAAATGGGTGTATTTAGATTATATAGTAGTGCAATGACTGCTACAGACGTATCAAATAACTTCTCTTTCTATAACGCTCAATTCCCATAAAAAGAAAAGCCCTCCATAGGTAGAGGGCAATTCAAGGGTTTTAAAAAAATGTAAGGTTAAAGTTATGACGTTTAACTTATATATAAGATAAGAACTTTATCTCAATTAAACAACTAAGCATACTTAAAAGTATAACCATTCCAACTATCTTTATTTCCTTTTAAAATTTTTGCTATAGTACAACGGTTAATTATACCCTTAAAAGCTTTACTAGCTTGTGTATAAGAATCAAAATTAAGGTGTTCTTTAGTCTCAACATTTATAGCAGTTACTGGCATTTTTCTAGCACTTCCTCTTCCTCCAATTACTTTTTTGTAATTCTCTTTATCATTAAGAATTAAGTAGGTTGCTGCTTTAGGGCTAACTTGATATAGTTTTTCTCCTGGTTTTAAAGAATTATACAAATCCCAATATTGTTTAATTCTAGCTTGCTTACCACTTTTACTTTGATAAGTATATTTAAAATGTTCATATACTTCTTCTATAGCTTTTTTATAGTTGTGATGTCTAAGCCAGTTCATTAATTTATAATCATTTTTATAAAATACTCTATAATCAGTATACTTCTTAATTTGTTTCATTGTATCTTCCAAATTTCTATTATTGTTAGGAATAGTCATGTTAAATAAAGTTTCTCTAACTTTACCAATAGTAGTCCAAGCTACAGTACTAAACATATCGTCTTGTTTAGCTAATACACTCTTAAAAAAGTTCATATCTAAAGGTAAGTCAATCATCTCATAATTATAAACTGATCTCTTTCTACCAGGAGTTTTACAACCACCGTCTCTATTAGGATTAGTTCTTCTAGGTACAGTAACAGGTATTCTCATATCGTTAAAGTTTCTACCGTTAAACTTAGAGTACCATTCTCTATCTAATAAAAGTAAAGCACCTTTCATAATAACAGTATAGTAACCAGCATCTTTAGAGTTAGATACTTTATAGAAATACTTTCTTTTTTTAGCGTCAACTTTAGATACCCTGAACAATCTAGCCATCATTTGAAGAATAGAGTTAAGGTTTCTAGTCATAGTAAAGTCAATAGCATTATAAAGTTCGGTATAAGACCAACCCATTCTACCTCTGTTTACAGAAACTAATACTCTTACATCGTTATCTTCTTTAAACTTATCCATAAGAGAAGAGTCATCATCGTTCTTACTGTGAGATACTAGTACACCATTTTCTAAACCGTCAAAGGTTCTAAGTACTTCAGCAAACTTATTAGCTTGTTTAATTGAGTTAGCCCATATAATAGTCTTATCTAAATGCTTAAAGAACTTACCAGCAACATCGTTAGTAAGTCTGTTTACGTTCTTAAGACTCTTTATAGGGTTTTTAAGTTTTTTCATCATACCTAAAATAACTTTCTTAAAAGAAGCTTCGTTAGCTAATCTAGCTTTAGCTATAGCAGTTAAGGTTAAGTTATCATTAGCGTTATAATCTTCCTCTTTAAAGTCATAGTAAGAAGAAACAACATGAACTTCAGTATCAGCAATTCTACCTTCGTCATATAAATCCATTACAGGTACAAAGTGCATATGGAACCCACCTTTNAAAATAAAGATAGAAGGAGTACCAGTCAATAGTAACTGCTGTTTAGGTTGAGTTTTCTTTATAATAGTTTTTACAGTCTTAGCATAGTACCATACGTGAGCTTCGTCAACAATCAGTTTCTCTACTTTAGGTAAAATATCAATACACATACTAATAGTCTGCGGTAAACAAACAATTACTTGAGCGTCTGAATCTACAGCATCTCTAAGCTCATCACAAGTCTTACAGACTACATACTTAAAGTCAGGATTAAAATCTATAATCGAATCTTCGAAGTTAGATCTTAAGTTAGTCTGAGCAGAAGGTATAATAATAGTCTTCTTGTTTTTGTTAGATTTATCCATATAGAATAAGTTTAACAACATAATAGTATAGAAAGTTTTACCTGAAGAAGTACCGGCAGCTAATACTACCTTATCTTCGTTAAGTATCTTTTCATCTACTAATGCATCCATTTGCCATTTTACCTCATCGATAAATGGTCTTGCTTTTAACATCTTTTTTAAATTTTTTAATCTCATAATTATTTATTTAAATATTGTTTTAAGTGACTCTCAGTAAACTCTAGGTTCATTATAGCTTGATGAACTTCTGCAAGTATCTGATTATATTGACGGTTAGTCAATTCTAATGGACCAGATTCTGAACCATTAAGTGTTAGTAAATCTAAAGTAGCAGCTAAATTATGAGCTGATTTTGCAATAGACTTAATGTTTTTAAATTCTCTTTTTAATCCTTCTTTGTATCGTACTTCTACCATAACCTTAATTTTAGTTTAAATTAACAGCAGGTAAACTATTCACCCGCTTTATTAATATAAAGATAAGAAAAATATATCGACTAGGCAACTATTTAACAAATTATTTTTTTTTAGGGTTTACGTATTTAAGAGCTATGTATATATAGACGATAGTTGCATTTACGTCAAATATATCGTATATTAATAATATAAAGAAAAGTAAAAATGAAACAAAAAGAAGAATGGAAAGCAGTACCTAATTACGAAAGATA